TCATAAGCTCGGTCGGTGATTATATCTCCACCTTCAGCGTCCCAATCCTGAAAAGCTCCTAATCCAATAATATTTAAGTCTTTTACTTCAGCTAAAGAAGTGTTCTTTTCAGTAAATATTCGCTCATAAACGGGAGTTACTTTTTTATATCCAGTTTTTATTTCCTCATAAACTTCCCGAGGTTGCAGAAGTTTAGATAATGTGCTGGAAGTCATTGCCATGTTTTTTCACCTCACATTAAGCACTATATTGAGATTTAGCGGGATTAATTTTAAATCTTACTCTTGTGCCAGCACCCCAANTATCTTCGGGATGTTTGCCCACAATTAACAATACNTTCTTTGAGGTAGCNTNTTCATCTACAANNGGAATACCATTAGTGTCAATTTCAATATCGCAAGTAGTTCCCTGTAGAGTAATCGCTGCTGTGCCAGAGCATTTCCCAAAAAATTCATTTTTATCATCTCCTACCCATACNGATATAGGNAGNTGTTCTCCAGAACCACTTTTCACTGATAATGCAGATATACCAAGCAAATTATCAGAACTTGCAGCAGCTTTTTGTACATAACCACTTACTAAAGTTACTGGGTCTCCTACTTTTATATCTTGGTTAGCATCAGTTAAAAAAGTGCGAGTAGTTAAAAGAGGAAGAGCAGGTTCAAATCTAATTGCCATTTATATCACCTCTATCCACGAGTTAAGTTTTTAATTCTGGCTACCGCATCAGCAGTAGCTCGGTCGTCTTCTCTACGCTGGGCGTCTTTCAAGTCTCTCCAAGCTTCGTTAATAGATTTTAGTCTGGAGCGATGTAAGTCTTCTTTTGCCTTACGCACCTGTTCCCCTATTTCTTTAGGTCGGCGCATAAGAATATTGTGCTTAGTTTGCAATGTTCCATCGGCAGGCAAACCAGCATTTTTAAGCATAACTCCAGGCTCAATCTTATCTTCATTGATATTTACTGTTTCCCAGCCTTGCATTTTGTTATATTCAAACATATCTTTACTGGCGAATTTATAATCGAATTCTTTTTTTCCACCAGTAAAGTCCATTAAGTTTACTTTAGAAGGGTCGAAATTGTCCTTTTTACTCATATTAAACCTCCTTAGGAGAAAGNGTNTCTAAATCAAATGGTTTACCTTGCTCAATTGCTTCTAATTCCTGTTCCAACTCTTCAGGTTTACGGTTAAACTTCCGAGCTAATTCCACAATTTCTCGGGAATATGATTTAGTTGCCGTAGGCCTGGCAGTTTCTACTGGAGAAGGTTGGGCTGGCGGAGTTAAATTATTTTTAATAGCCAGTTGTCCAACTGCTGTAGAAACCGCAAAATCATATCCACTACCATCGACCAAAGTGTCTAAATAATTTTGCTTGTAATAGTTGACATACTGGTCAACTATTGGCTTCACTTTGTCGAAAGTGTTGCCCAGAAGTTTACGATATTCTTGCTCTTTTTCAGCAATTTTACGCTCGGCGATTATTTCTTTTCTCAATCTTCCGAGTTTTTCTTCAACCAATCCTTCTACAGTAGAGGCTGGTTGATTAAGAAATTGGTCTAAAAATTTCTGCTCATCAACCTGAGAAGTTGGCTGGTTTTTAGGTTGCTGTTGCACCAAAACTTGATAAGACTGCTCCAACTGTTTTTTCTCCTGAGCGAGTTGAGTTAGCTTTTTTTCCAACTCTTTGTAACTCTTTTCCATATCTTCAATAGACTTAAACTTCCCAGCAATCAAAGATTGTCCTGCAGGGGTCTCTGGTTGCTGTTCCTCACCAGGCTGTGTTTCTGGCTGTTGTGGTTGTTCAGTTTCTTGTTGATTTGTTTCAGGTTGTTTCTCTGGTTCTTGCGGTTGTTCTTCTTCTAATCCCAAAAAACGAATATTATCCTCTGGAGATTGTCCCGTTTGAGGGGTCTCCACTTGATTATTAGACATAAAATAAACCTCCTTATTTGGCGAGTTGTCTTTATCAGGCTCGCCGTTTAATTAATCTTTGAGGAAGATTTAAAAAGCGGTCAATACTGCGGATTTCAATTTGTAATACTCGAACTTTTTCCATATCATCGCTGGAAATAAGTTCATTGATTAGCCGTTCCCTGTCTTTGTGAAGGAATTCGGTTAACTNCTTCCATCCCTTGTGATACATTAGAGATTCCAAGTCTTCTTGCCCCACCGGTAGATAAACCTCCTAACCCCGCTCCTTGCTGGCCAGTCGTCTGTCCAACCAGCTGGCGGACAATGTCATTTAATCCTTCATTCCCACCACCCTGTGCGGCTTGCTGTTCTAACATTTGTTGAAAGTCTTTATCATTAAGAACTTCTTCAATATTAGGTAAGTTAGAAGACAGAAGAAGTTGTTTAGTAAGATAAGCCAACGCTTTAGGATTAGAAGCCACAATAGGATTATTAGAAAGTAAAGCATACATCTGTAAAGATTGTTGAAACCTGATTTCTTTAGAAGTAGTTACGTCAGCTCCAGTAATATCAAAACGGTATTGATGTCTTAAATCTTCTGGAGTAATGGTCATTAAAACAGAAGCCCCGGGAGCTTTAAATACCTTTTCTTGAGGTATAAACTGATAATAGAGCCACTGAACCATATCTAAAACTTCTTCTAAAGATTCTTGCAGTAAAATCAATCTTTCCTGTAATTTTTTATTACCTTCAGCTATTACCGCTATTCCTAACGTAGCAGGAGTTCGCCGAGCAGTAGAAGGAATTCTCCCCAATGAAAAGTCAGTAACTCCAGTTAACCTTTCAATATAATCCCTGACAATTTGCTCCTCATTGTAAGAAGATACTGGAACATCTCCGGTAACTAATGGCATAATATCATCCATTTCGTTTACCGGAATTTTAGAGCCAGGAGCAAAAATTATATCATCAGGGTCTTCAAAGTATTCATTAGGACGATATTTAAAAACCTTATTAATTATGAGATTAACGTTGTCCATTCTCTGGTTATGAATGGCATTAATCTCTTCTTGTAGGTGCTGTATCATCTGCCCTACGCCAATTCCATAGAATTGGTTAGGCTCTCTTAAAAAATTATATCTAACATAAGGACGTTTGCCGTGATAATAAGGAGGCTCTTCAATCCGGAGAATTTTAGGCTGGTCAGCAGCCATTACAATATGATATTCTTCTTCATACCCATCTCCGTCTAAATCATATCCTCCCCAATAATCATAAATATCTACTCCCTCAATTAATTGAGGATACCTAACTCCTAATTCATCAGCCCCTTGTCTTTCTACTTCTGAGGGCTGGTACATCATGGTGACCAATTCATCTATCCCGCTGTAAAATCCCTCTTTTTCTCTTTGCTTTAAAACCTGGAGAGGAACAAAAATACGTTCAGCTACAAAAGGAGCGTCTTGAATATCTCGGGCAAAAGAAGGAATAATAAANTTTTCCAAATCTACNACACANAATCGAGGGGCGTCATAAGTTTTTACAGTAATAAGCTTCTTCCCACCTTCTAAAAAGTCCCTAACCTTAATGTTTCTGGTTTCGGCGCTCCATACTACTTTTAAAATAGCTGTTCCATATAAAACCGCCTGTCTTACCCATTGAGTAAAAACCTGCCTAAATCCTCTTATTTCCTCTCTTACCGCATAATTTAAGAAACATTCTAATTTTCTTGCCGCTTCTTCTGTATCTACTCCTAACTCTGGATATGGTCTAACAGTTACAATTGGAGAATTACCCAAAATTGAGTTGGCAATAGTAGAAGTAATGGTATCTACCACAATTTGAGTTATGGGAATATGAAGATTAGAAGCTCCTGGCCAGGGAGTGTTTTTTTCTGGTAATATTCCATGATACATTCTATGAAATTTTTTCCAGTTATCCACTAAAGAAGGATAAGATACCCTATTAGCAGAAATAATTTCACTTTGATGAGCATTTACTGCTCTACGAGCGTCTTCAATTCGAGAAGATAATTCTAACCAAACCTTATTTTCGTCCATTCTTTTTCACCTTNCTCCAGGCAACCTTATGAGCATATTCCTCTATTTTTTCTTCTGACCAACCTTTATCCCGAGCATATTTATAAGCAGAATTAAATATTTCTACCCACTTTTTTTGCTCCCTTCTGGGTAAATCTCTCACTTTATCTGGTGGTTTGCGATAAGGCATTCTGATAAACCTCCTTTAATTGAGGAGATAAAATAGTAAATAAGTGAGGTAACATAGGAGCAAAAATAGTAGGATTCTCGGTGATTGGGTCAACCGGTGTCCCATTTTTTCTCACTTCATAATGTAGGTGGTAGGGATTACTTCCTTTAACATTTCCACTTGTCCCTGGAGTGGCAATTGGTTGTCCCATTTCTACATAATCCCCTTCTTTAACCAGAGGATTACCAACATGTCCCAACACCCATTGAGTGTCTGGCCGTTCTGGGTCAACAATAACAATTGCCCTACCATATCCGGGTTCTTGAGTAATTTTTACATAACCTCGAGCAGGAGAAGGCATAAGAGTTCCTTCTACTGCGGCAATATCCACTCCAGCGTGTGGCCTTCCTCCCTCTCTTTTCTCTCCAAAAATCCCCGAAATATACATAGCATTATAAGNAATTGCCCCTTGCTCCCTTAACCCAGCTACAGTTTCTGAATATTGAGCTTCTGGAGTAACNGGNGGAGGTGGAGTAGTAGGCTGAGTTGGTGCAGTAGATTGAGCAATATTTTGGGTTGGAGCAGTAACGGGCTGAGTTGGAGTAGTTGGTTGAGGAGTATTTTGAATTGGAGTTTGTGTCTTCATAATAGGCGGAGGAGCAATAATGGCTGGCTGGTTTGCTGCTCCGTGAACCAGTCTGGCGGTAGCTTGTAAAGAAGGAGAAACAGTAGGTTGAGGAGTAGTTAAACCTCTGCTTGCCATAGCAGTATTCATTTGTGCCTGTGATTGCTGNANGGTTTTCTGCGGTATTTTAGCTCTCTCTTCTTTCCACCTATTAAATAACTGCATTCTCTCGTCAATTCTTTTAGACAAATCTGGCTCTTGTCTTATTCTGGCAAACTCTTCCTCTAATGTGGCATTATTTAAGCTCCGTTCGGTTGCAGAAGGGGTGGTAGTAGTAGTAATTTGAGGTTGGTAAGTTGGTTGAGAAACTGGCTGTGGAGTAGTAGGAGGTTTTACTTCTCCTTTTTTAGTCTTTTCATAGGCTTTTAATATGGCATCAATTCTACTGGGAGCNTCAGAAATCTCTTTTCTTATCTGCTCTACTTCTCGTTGAAATTCAATAAGCTTACTATCTTCTCTTGATTGTCTGTCAATTCTGTCTTTAACGTCTGAATAATTTTCAATTTTCAATTTATTCACCTCTAATAACCAGTTGGTGAATTGCGATTAACCACATAATAAGGTTTAATCTGTTTTTTCACTTCTATAGGTTTAAACTTTCTCACTATCAAATAACGCAGAGCATCAAATAAATGCTCATAAAAACCGTCTTTTTCTGGAATTTCAGCATTATTTTCGGGATAATGATACCCGCCTACAAATCCCTCGATTAAATTAGTGCATTTAGGAGAAATATAAAAAGCAGGAGTTCCGTCAGGACGAATAAGCAGTAATTTTCTTAAAATATCTAATCCATACTGGATAGAACGCTTACTATGTTGAACGTTTAAAAACCCATAAGAGCGTAAAATCTCTANAGAAGAAGANTCTGCCGCATCAGTTCTCTGCACTCCTTGGGGGTCGCAACAAGAAATAATATGGTGATTAATCTTTTTATTGCGGATTTCTATTCCATAAGAGTTTAATTTGGGATAAACTGCTTTTTCTATGAACTCATAAAGGTTTATAGATTCTCCAATTATCTCGTCTAAAACCAATAATCTATCTTGGTCGTCAATCTGGGCAAAAATAACCGCTGGGTGGTGCCAACCAAAGTCCCACCCTAAATAAAGAGGAGCAGAATCTCTAAACAAAACGTCTCTTACATGTATTTCTCGCTCAAATTCAGGAAAAACCCTTTTCCCTAATCGAGCATAAAAATTAATCTCATATTCCTGCTGCCACTGTTCCTCGTGCATACCACGTCGAGCCTTCTCATACCANTCTTTACCATTAACTTCTGGGTCTTTATCGGGGTCTGCAGTGTAATGACAGAATATAACCCAAAAACCATTATTATTTTTTTGCAACTGCAGACCTTTAGAAATTTGTTCCATTTACTTTTTCTTCTTTTTCCCTGCGGCAGCTAATTTTTGGAACTTTTCTTGACCATGCACTTTGCGTCCAATCCAGGCCGAAAGAGCTTCTGGATTACTTGCTCCCTTTTTCTCTAAAGCACTGCTCAATGCTTCAAATCTTTTCCCTTCTCCTAAAGGTGGTTTTTTGTCCTTAGCTACATAACTTTCTCCCTTGCGAGCTTTGGCTTTTTTAGAAGTTCTCTTTACATATTTAAAAGCCATATAAATTCCCCCTTAAATTTTATCATAAGCCAGTTCATAAAAGAAATTCTTTCCATTAGGGGTAGAAATTCCAGTAAATTTTCCACCTCCCACAATAGTTGGTTTAGCTGCAGTATAAATAGCTCTTGCTTCGTCAGCAAAGGCCATTTCGTCAAACAGAATTGCCGTAGCAGTATATTGCCGTAAGGCGTCAGAATCTTGAGAAACGGCATTAATTTCTGAATTCAGCTCTGGGAAATAGAGCTTACAATACTTATTATTAAATTCAGGGCGTAAGAAATCGGGCAAATTTTTAACAATAAAATGCGCTCTTTCTTTAAGGGCGTCAGCGTCAGCTTCTTTTTTAGAGACAAAAAATATTCGGGCACCCGGTCTAATAGCTAACCAAACGTGTAAAGCTACCATAAGCCAGGAAACCAGCATCGGCCGAGATTTAACAATAAGGATTAAATCGTGAGAATTCCATATTTTAACAATATTCCATAAATACTCTTTGTCGGGAAACTTCTAAAAAGGATTGTTGATATCGTGTTCGTCTATGGTAATAACATAATTCTGGATAAAAAATAATGGATTATAGAGAGCTTCCCGCTCAACTTTTTCATCTAACAACTTTAACTTGTTAACTTTTTGTTTTTTCT